CTACCAGCTCAAGCAGATCGGCCTGGTCGTGGAGGAGGAGCGCGCCGCTTTCATCACCGGCCGCGCCGCCCACTGCCGGGTGCTCGAGGGCGAGGTCGAGTTCCGCCGGCGCTTCGCCATCGGCGGCCCGATCAACCCCAAGACCAACAAGCACTTCGGTCAGGATACCAAGGCCTACGCCGAGTGGGCGGCGGCACTCGGCAAACCGGCGATCAGCCAGGACACCGCCGACCTCTGTGATCGCCTTGCCCGCGCCGTGGATGAGCACGAGGTGGCGTCGGCGCTCATCGCCGAGGGTCAGGCTGAGGGCGTCGTGCGCGCCAAGTTCTGCGGCCTCCCATCCCAGATCCGCATCGACTGGACGCATCCCGAGCGCGGCATCGTCGATCTCAAGACCATCGACGACCTCGACTACTTCGAGATGCAGGCGCGCTCCTTCGGCTACGCGCATCAGCTTGCGTTCTACCGCGCGGTCCTCGCCCAGATCGCGGGCCACAAGCCCGAGGTCCACGTCATCGCGGTGGAGAAGAAGGAGCCCTTACGCGTCGGTGTGTGGCGCTTCTCCGACCAGGTCCTCGACGCTGCGGCGCGGGAGAACCTGGCTGCCATCGAGCGGCTGAAGATTTGCCGCGACCAGGATCGCTGGCCCACCGGCTACGAGCAGATCAGGACGTTCGATTATCTCTGAATTCCGCGAGGCGAGGCATGGCGGCGCTAGGCGGGGCAAGGCGGCGCACAGCACGGCAAGGCAAGGCTCTTTCACTCAACCAACAGCCCCCCAAGGAAACCCATGAGCATTCGTTCCTCCATCCTCACCGGCACTAAGCCGGGTCCTCGTCGCATCTTCCTTTACGGCCAAGCAGGTTCGGGAAAGTCGACCTGGGCAAGTTGCGCCCCGTCACCGGTTTTCATTCAGACCGAGGACGGCCTGAACGATATCGACTGCCACAAGTTCCCGCTAGCCACCACCCTGGCCCAGGTGGTGGATCATCTGGCCGCCCTCTACACCGAGGACCACCCGTACCGCACCGTGGTCATCGACAGCCTCGACTGGCTGGAGCGGTTGATTCATGCCGAGGTCTGTCTGAACCGGCAGGTTGCCTCAATCGAGGACATTCCTTACGGCAAAGGATTTACCTTTGCCCTGCAGCACTGGCGCACCGTGCTCGACGGCCTTGCTGCCCTACGCGATCAGAAGGGCATGACCGTCATTCTCATCGCCCATGCCAAGATCGAACGCTTCGAAAATCCAGAGACCGAGTCCTACGACCGCTACGTCCCGCGTTTGCACAAAACCGCGGCGGCCATGATCGCGGAATGGTGCGACGAAGTGCTCTTTGCCACCTACCGGATCTTCACCAAGGCCACCGATGAAGGCTTCAATCAAAAGCGCGTCCAGGGCCTGGGCTCCGGCGAGCGCGTCCTGCGCACCACCGAGCGACCGGCGCATCTCGCCAAGAACCGCCTGAACCTGCCCGACGAACTGCCCCTCGCGTGGTCGGAGTTCGCCAAGCACCTGACCGCCAGCAACGCCATCGCCGCTGCGTCCACCACCGTCCCCACCAACCGCTAACCCAGCAAGGAACCATCCCATGGCCTCCATCAACTTTGACGCCAACCAGGTCGAGCCCAGTGCCGGCCGCGATCCCGTTCCCGCCGGCAAATACGTCGCTGCCATCGTGGAATCGGAACTCAAACCGACCAAATCCGGTAACGGACAATTCTTGGAGTTCTGCTACCAGATCCTCGAAGGCGAGCACAAGGGCCGGAAGCTCTGGTCCCGGCACACGCTCCACCACCCCAGCGCCCAGACCGTGCAGATCTCCCGCGGCGAGCTGTCCGCCATCTGCCGGGCGGTGGGCATCATGGCGCCCAAGGACTCGGCCGAGCTGCACAACCTGCCGCTCACCGTCACCGTGAAGCTGAAGCGCCGGGAGGATAACGGCGAACTGACCAACGAGGTCACCGGCTGGGCCAAGAAGGATGCGGCTGCAGGTGTTCCTCAGCAGGCCGGCCCCACCACCAGTTCCCCCGCCACGCCGCCCTGGTTGAGGCGGTAGACGCATCATTCGATGCCATTGAAGGCAAGGCCGGGCGATGCGAAGCAACGCGGCGCGATGCACGGCACAGCAATCCACACCACGGCAAACCAAGGATTTTTCATGATCACTATCGCCATCACCATCGAGGGCACCACGCCCTTGCTCTGCAATCGCTTCACTGACGCGGCGCAAATGGCGGCGACCGCCGGCAATCGTGGTGCGCTCATCGGCGAACAAATGTCGCCACAAGAACAAGCGCAGGGGAAGCTGTACCTGGACCATACTGGTCGGGAGATCATCCCGCAGCCCAACCTGCTCCGCTGCCTGATCGACGCCGGGAAGTTTTTCCGGCACGGCAAGTCGAAGGTCACGACCCAGAAGTCCTCGCTGATCACCTCCTGCGTTGACATCGACCAGGCGGTGATCCCCATCCAGCACCGTGATCCATGGACGGTGGACAGCCGCCCAGTGCGCATTCCCGCGACGGGAGGGCGGATCCTGTGCCATCGTCCGTGTTTCCATGACTGGCAGCTGGCTTTCGCCCTGACCGTCGATCCCGACCTGATCTCGGTGAAGCTGGTGCGCGAAATCGTGGACGCGGCCGGCAAGCGCATCGGCCTGGGCGATTTCCGCCCCGACTGCAAAGGCCCCTTCGGCAAGTTCGTCGTCAGCCGGTGGGAGGTGCAGCCGTGAACCTCCACCTTGGTGTGGACCCCGGGCTCCAGGGGGGCATTGCCGCCCTGGACGCCATGGGCCAGGTGGCCGGGACGTGGCCCATGCCGGTAGCCGGCGGCGAGGTCCACGCCGCCGGCTTGGCCGACCTGCTCCGGTCTCTGCGCTGCCTCGACAGCCATCAGGACATCGGCCGGGTCTGCCTGGAGAAGGTCAACGCCATGCCCAAGCAGGGCGTCTCCTCGACCTTCCGCTTCGGCACCGGTTGGGGGATGGTGCGCGGCGTCTGCGCCGCTCTCGGCATTCCGGTCGTCCTGGTGCCGCCAACGGTCTGGAAGAAGCGGGTGCTGCTCGGCCTGCCGCACGACAAGGACGGCGCCGTGCAGTTCTGCACCAGTCGGTGGCCGAGCGCCGACCTCATCCTCCCCGGTTGCCGCACGCCCCATGACGGCATCGCCGACGCGCTCTGCTTGGCCGAGTACGGCCGCCTCCTGGAGCAACGTCCATGAGCGACAGCACGCCCTTCATCGACGCCGGTGGCATCCGCCGCGACCAGCCGGTCTTACCTCAACGCCACCAGGTCGCTGAGGCCAGCCTCTGCTTCCTCGGTCTGTTAGCCGACCTCGGCGAGCCGGGATCGGTGCAGCGCCAGGGCTGGGACAACCTGCTGCGGGTTCACGGCTTCCAAGCAGTCGTGCGCGCCACGGCACGGTGCTACCACCTCGTCAACGACAGCGGGAAGGTCAGCAACGAGCAGGCCCAGGCGGTACTCGACGGCAAGCTGCCAGGCGGTCATGGAGTCCAGCACCATGGCGCCTACCGCCGGCGATCTCAGGTCGCTTGATGCGCATCACCAATCTTGGCTTGGCACTGCTGGGCGTGGCAGTCCACCGCAGGGCAATCCAAGGCACGCCTTTCTCATGACCAACCTGCGTCCCTACCAAAGCGAAGCCGTCGAGGCCGTGTATCGCTCGCTTGCCGAGCAGAGCGGTGATCCGGCGGTCTGCCTGCCAACCGGATCCGGCAAGTCCTGGGTCATAGCGCGCATCTGTGCCGACACGGCGTTGCACTGGAACGGTCGCGTCGTGGTGCTGGCACACGTCGCGGAACTGCTGTCCCAGAACGCCGAGAAGATCAGGCACCTCATGCATGGCCTGGGTGTCGGCGTGTATTCCGCCGGCTTGCGCAAACGGGACACCGACACCGCGGTGGTGGTCGCCGGCATCCAGTCGGTCTATCGCCGCGCCTGCGACCTCGGGCGGTTCGACCTGATCCTCATCGACGAATGCCATCTCCTGGGCGACGACGCCGACAGCATGTACCAGCGCTTCCTGGCTGACATGCGCACGATCAACCCTCGGGTTCGTGTGGTCGGCTTCACCGCCACGCCGTTTCGCATGAAGGAGGGCCTGATCTACGGACCGGATCGGATGTTCAGCCACCTCTGCTATGACGCCGGGGTGAAGGAACTCATCCGCGATGGTTTCCTGTCGCCGCTCGTGAGCAAGGCGGGCAAAGCCAAAGTCGACACCACGGGTCTGCATGTTCGTGGCGGAGAGTTCGTCCCCGACGAGGTGGAAGCGCTCATGGATGGAGCTGGCGTCGTCCAGGCCGCCTGCTCCGAAATCGTCGAGCAGACTCTCAACCGCAAAGCCTGCCTCATCTTCGCCGCCGGTGTCCAGCATGCTGAGCACATCGCCGCCATCCTGCGCGAGACGCACAGTCTGGAGGTTGCCTGCATCTTCGGCCACACGCCGGATGGCGAACGGGCCGACACAATCGCCCGTTTTCGGAGCGGTGAACTTCGCTATCTGGTCAATGTCGCGGTGCTGACAACTGGCTTTGACGCGCCGCACATCGACTGCGTGGCCCTGCTACGTCCGACCATGTCGCCTGGGCTCTATTGCCAACAGGTTGGGCGCGGTTTCCGTCTCGCGCCGGGCAAGAGCGACTGCCTGGTCCTCGACTTCGGCGGCAACGTGCTGCGTCACGGGCCGGTCGATGCCCTGCGGATCACCGACCGCGACGAACGCGAGGGCGGCGAGGCCCCGGCCAAGGAGTGCCCGCAGTGCCAGGCGGTGATCGCCGCCGGATTTGCCGCCTGCCCGCAGTGCGGCTTTCAGTTCCCGCCGCCGGAGCGCGAGAAACACGAGCGCGAGGCGTCGTCCGCCGGTGTGCTCTCGGGCCAAGTCACAACCACCGAATACGCGGTGCGCGAGGTCTACTACGCCGTCCACCAGAAGCGCGGCGCGCCACCGGAGGCGCCAAAGACCCTGCGCGTCGAGTACGAGGTTGGCCTCAACCACTATCACAAGGAGTGGGTGTGCTTCGAGCATACCGGCTTCGCGCGCAGTAAGGCGGAAGCGTGGTGGCGGGCGCGCAGCCATCTGCCGGTGCCGTCCACCGCAGCCGAGGCCTGCCAGTTAGCTAGCTCCGGAGCATTGGCGCCGGTGACCCACATCACCGTGCGCACCGTCGCCGGCGATGACTTCGAGCGGATCACCGACTGGAAGCTCGGGCCGAAGCCGACGCTGAGAGAACCTGGAGCGGATGAGGACGAACTGTCGCGTTCAGTGGTCTTGGCTAACGGAACGGAAGAAGATGTTCCGTTCTGAGGCGTCACTCTCGGAGGGCGGCGCAGATTGCGACAAAGGCGACGATGCCAACTGCCCACGCCCAAGCCTGTCGATGCTGCGGCTTTCCTTCGATCAGGGTATCGGCTGTAGATTCGCAATCGCGCAATGCCACCGAGTAGGGGCGGACATCCTGAAGCACCTTTTGGTAGCGTTGTTCAAATTCGGATGCCTGAACGTCTATTTGATCAGCCCATTCGATCTGATTGCCGGACGCGAACTGTTCCTGCGTCTTCATGCACACCTTCTGATCGCAGCCGAAGTCAATGATGGGCTGCGGAATCTCCTGCATGAGACCCCGCTTATCGAACCAGCGATACGCAGCCTTCTGCCCGCCGATTGCCAGAATTTGTGTGCCGTGATGAGTGAAAAGCGGATTCCCGATCTTCGGCCGCTTCGCCCGGCGGATGGTGTACGTGGTAGGCATGGGCAAGAGTATGATAACGAATGATTACAAGTCAAGAGTCCTTATCGACCCTGGACGGAAAAGGCTAATGCCCCTGCCTTTTCCTTCAATCAGTGCTCTCCATGCAGCGAGCCTCGCCGTCCTGCCTGCCCTATTCCCGGCCAAGCGCCCGGCTATCCATGGCTGGAAGGAGTACCAGACCCGCCTGCCGACCCCGGATGAGGTCGCGGCCTGGTTTGCCAATCCGCATGACGCCTGCTGCCTCATCTGCGGAGCCATCTCAGGAAATTCGGAACTGATCGACTTCGACTGCGCTGGCGAGGTCTTCTATGCTTGGTCGAAGCTGGTCAACCCTGTGCTGCCGCTACCCTGCCGTTCCGGCTCGTGCCCGGTGCGCCGCTACGGCTTTGTCGATGAAGGCATCCCGCTGCGGTGGATCCCAGTCGGTCGGGAGATATTGCCGCAGCGCCTCCATCAGATCGCTCATGTCACGATTGGTGCTGAGGAGGTAGCTCAGGAACGTGTATATCCGATCCGCGACCTGGCGGTTGAACGCCTCCATGTCGGTGTCGTCCAGCTTCCCGTCGCTGTGGTATTTCTCGATGATCGTGTTGCGCACGCAGGTCACGCTCATGATCAGGGCGATGCTGCGGATCGGATCTTTGTTCATGTTCATGGTACGAAACCATGGCGATTGCGTTGTCGAACGAAAGCGTCTAACCACGCGCGCCCTGCGGGTAGGTCCGCATGAGCAGCCTCGCCGACGCAGCGCGGGCATATCAGGCCGCTAGGCTCGCTGTCCTGCCCGC